TAAAATACTACCCAGTTAAGAAGAGATGACCACCGCTTTAGGGTAGTATGTGCCAAATGTAGCAAATACTGTTATGTTTGGAAAGTAACACATAAAATTATGTCTAAATTTTTAATTGGTCTATTTATTAAGTTTGGTAAATCTGAATCATTACGAAAAGCTGCTGTAAGTCTCTTAAAAGATTTAGCAGAAAAAAGTGACAATGATGTTGATGATGCCATTGTAAAAATGATTGAAGAAAAATTATTCCCAGTTAAATGAACGTAAAAAAATTTCTTAACATTGATATAGAACCAGCACCACCTGAGTTGCAGTTATCTGTAGAGATGCGTTGCCGAGAAATTATGCAGAGTGAAGATTACGACAATATAAAAAGATACTGTACACATCTAGTAAGACACCAAATGCATCAAGATGTTTTTCTTGCATCTTTACTTGGTAGGTTGGTAGAGCTAGAAGCAAATCTTGTAGTAAAAGAGGTAAGAAAAAAACCAAATGTTTTTAATAAAATAAGAAAAAAATTATTTAAGTAATTTGATAAAGTCTTTGTTTTTCAATAACTTTTTTCATTGACCAATATCTTAT